GGGTCTGTTATTTTAAAGGATAATATTAATGAATTAGATGAAGTTTCATATTTTGATGATTCATTTGGAAACCTACAAGATGACAGAGACCAAATTAATATTTCTAGAATTGATATGGGTGATGGGCCCGGTAGTCAACTAATAAATTTTACAGATTTATCAGAATACGTTTATAGTGCGTCATTTGAAGAAATACCGGGTGATGCGGTTGATATACAATTAGGAACATTGGATATTATCTATAATGGGATACAACAACCAACAATACAATTGGTTAGTTTAGATATCGAATCAGGTATAGCGATTGCCGAAGACATACCATTTTTACCAGAAGAGTCACAGGGTATAAAAATTGGCAATGTATTTTATAATCAAGGACTAATTGTATTAACTAAAGATTCAGCATTAAAATTACAAAATCAATGGACGTTGGATTATAAATCTACACAAACCATATATGAACATGAGTATTTATTGATTGCCAATGAAGATGAATTTAATGTATCACAAAATCCATCAGCAATAGTGGAGATTGGTAAAATTACAGAATTTATAACAGGTTCGGATAATAAAATTTATAAAACAACTACTAATCCAGGTGTAAAATATATTAAAAAGAAATCCATATTAGAAACGGGTGAAATATTAGATTATAGATTTGCATCAAATTATACATCATCGGTTAGTGGTGGATTTGAACATTATGATTTAAGTGGTTCGGTAGATAGTACCGGCTCGTTCTTAACACCATTCATTACAACTATTGGATTATACGATGATAATTGTGATTTAGTAGCGGTGGCAAAATTACCTCAGCCAATTAAATCATATCCGGATTTACCTGTAAACTTTATTGTACGATTTGATACATAATCTTATATTTATATACAAAAACAAATAATATGGCTAAAACTATTTTAGAATTATACGCAGAACAAAAAGCAGGTGGATGGGAAGAAGGTAAACCTGCAGCAGCATTAGTAGATGCAAACAAAGCTAATGACAAAACAAAATATTCAGTAGGTATTGATTTCTCAGGAACAAAATCTGCAGATGATAAAGCAATTGCAGCATTTGAAGCAATTTCACCGGCTAAAAGTAGATATGGTATAGCGGGTGGCCAAATTGGTGGTGGTAGTTCATATTTAAAAAATGGATATACCGATGTTAAACCATATGGTAAATTGGATAGAACAAAATAAATTTAATGGCTAAAAAAGTTACAAAAAAGAACAATCCAAAATGGGTTGCTCAAAAATATGGATTTAAGTCTGGTTTAGAAGAAACCATCTCTCAACAAATAGAATCACAAGGAATTAAAGTAGAATATGAAACCGAAAAAGTTCCATACATAATTCCTGCATCCACTCACCACTATCATCCTGATTTCAAATTACCTAATGGTATTAGAATAGAGACAAAAGGTAGATTTGTGGCAGCTGACCGTAAGAAACACTTATTGGTTAAAGAGCAAAACCCAAATATGGACATTAGGTTCATATTTTCGAATTCAAAGAACAAAATCACCAAAAAGTCTAAAACGACCTATGGGGATTGGTGTGAAAAAAACGGATATAAGTATGCAGACAAAATCATCCCAAATGAGTGGTTTTTAGAGGAAAATAGACCGTAAAATATTTGGTAATATCAAATATTTGTCGTATCTTTATTATATAAAATAAAGGTATGTTAGATAAATTAGTACAAGTATTAGAAAGATTTGGTTATCAATTAATGCCATTCGTTATTATTGAAGAATGGAATGCCGGAGTACATTTAAGAAATGGGAAATGGATTAATACATTATATAGTGGTTTACATTTTAAGATACCATTTTTTGATAATGTAATTGAAACACCTGTTATTACTCAATCAGTTAATTTACCCTCACAAACCCTAACAACATTAGACGAACAAAGTATTGTATTGAAATCAATTATTAGATACAGAGTTAGTAATGTAAGAACCTATTTATTGGGTGTGATGCATGCAAACGATGTCTTAATTGATACGACACAGGGAATGATTAGAGATGTAGTGGAGTTAACAACGTGGGATGACTTAGTGGATGTAAACGAAACAATAACTGACAAGGTGAAAGAATATGTAGTAAAGTGGGGAATTGAAGTCGAAGCAGTAACAATAACAGATTTGGGAATTGTTAAAAGTTTCCGTATTTTTGGAGACGAAACACATAAAACAACAATATTACCAAGTGATATGTAAAATATTTGGTAATATCAAATATTTGTCGTATATTTAAAGGGTGTTGAAGCAAAATGATAAGAATATAGTCGTATCTACTCTAACCGGCGTGTTAGGTAGTCATCTTACCCTAAAAGGGAATGAGTTGGCATTTTACTGTCCTTTTTGTAATCACCATAAACAAAAACTACAAGTTAATACGGAAACCCAAAAGTGGCATTGTTGGACTTGCAATAGTGGTGGTAAGAAATTGACCTCATTATTAAAAAAGTTAGATGTAGATAGAAAGGTTATTTCGGTTATTAGAGAGATATACGGAGATAGCAATTATAACCCACTTTTAGAGGATGCCGATACAAAGGTGTTCATTTCCCTACCAAAAGAATTTATTAGTCTTAGTGAGGTTCCTAAAGGGTTTAATCCAGAATATAAACACGCAATACATTATCTCAATCAAAGAGGTATTACTGAAAAGGATATAATCAAATATAATATAGGATATTGTAAAGAAGGACTATATGGACAAAGAGTAATTATACCATCATATAATTCCGATGGGTCATTAAATTACTTTGTTTCTCGTTCGTATTATCCGGACAACAAAATGAAATACAAAAATCCTCCAATCAGCAAAAATGTAATATGTTTTGACTCACAGGTAAATTGGAATGAACCGATTATACTTTGTGAAGGTGTATTTGATGCAATTACAATTAAAAGAAATGCAATTCCACTTTTAGGTAAGTTTCCATCCAGAATATTGGTTGAGAAAATCTTTATGAGTGGTATTACCGATATTATTATTTCATTGGATAACGATGCAATTAATGAGGCACTTAAAGCAGCCGAATATTTTAGAAAACAAGGTATTCATGTAAAAATGATGTACCTTAAAGATAAAGATGCCGCCGATATGGGGTATGAAAAATTCTACGAAGAACTAAAGAAAACTAAAGAGTTTTCATCCGAAGAATTATTGTTAAACAAAATAAACTCACTATGAGTAGTAAATTAAAAACAATTTACCACATTGCCGATGTACACATTCGTAATGTAAAAAGACACAAAGAGTATAGACAAGTATTTGAAAAAATGTTTGTAGAAATTCGTAAAAGAGGAACTGAAGATGCAATTATATATTTAGCAGGTGATATTGCCCACGCTAAATTAGAAATGTCACCAGAATTAGTCAACGAAATAAGTTGGTTATTCAAAGAGTGTGCTAAAACTTGTCCTACAATTCTTATTACCGGAAATCACGATTGTAATATGAACAATATGGATAGAATGGATGTTCTTACTCCATTGGTTGACGCATTAGAATTAGAAAACTTTTATTATTTAAGAGATACACAAGTATTTTCAATTGGTGGTATTGATTTTTCAGTATTTTCAATTTTAGATAACAAAGACAATTGGATTAGTGCTGACAAAATGTTTGGTAATAAAAAGATTGCATTATTTCACGGACCTGTTGATAATTCACAAACTGATATTGGATATGTGGTAAGTAGTAGACATTTTACAACGGATATATTTGATGGTTTTGATTTAGCCTTATTAGGCGATATTCATAAGCGTCAAGAAATGATTAGTCCGAAAGGTTGTAAGGTAGTTTACGCGGGTTCTTTATTACAACAAAACTTTGGTGAGACATTGGATAGACATGGATTTTTAGCATGGGATTTAGACACAATGACCTATGAGGAAATTGACATTCAAAATGATTATGGTTATTATACTATGGATATTGACAATGGTAAGGTTCCAGTTGTAAATGATATGCCAAAACATCCTCGTTTAAGAGTAAGATTGTCAAACACCGATACTGCGGACACTAAAAAAGTAATTGCGGAAATCAAAATGAAATATGGTGTTGATGACTTTACAATTATTAGAACAGACTCTCTATCAAAAAAGAAAACAGGAGATAGAGGTAATAAATTAGACTTTGAAAACATTGCAGATATAAACTACCAAAACTCTTTAATAAATGAGTATGTGGAAAGAATGATGCCGTTTGTTGATGCAAAAGATTTAGGTGAATTAGAAAAGATAAACAGAGATGTCAATAGTAGAATTACACATGAGGAAACTTTAAGAAACATTTATTGGAAACCGATTAGATTTGAGTTTTCTAATATGTTTAGTTATGGTGAGGACAATAAGATTGATTTTAGTAAGTTAAACGGATTGATGGGATTGTTTGCACCAAATGCACAAGGTAAGTCATCTATCTTTGACGCAATTTCATTCTGTCTTTATGATAAGAGTAGTAGAGCATTCAAAGCACAAAATATCTTAAACAATAGAAAGCAAGATTTTAGTTGTCATTTACATTTTCAAATTGAAGGTATAGATTATCATATTGAAAGAACTGCAAAAACTATAAACAAAGGAAAAAATGTTAAAGTTGATGTTCAGTTTTATAGACAAGATGGTGATGATAAAACTTCTTTGAACGGAACCGAAAGGAGAGACACAAATGCCGTAATTGAACAATATGTTGGTAAGTATGAAGATTTTGTATTGACCGCATTATCGTTACAAGGTAATAACTCTATATTCATTGACAAATCACAAAGTGAGAGAAAAGACCTACTAGCTCAATTTATGGGATTGAATGTTTTTGACAAATTATATGAAACAGGATTAGAAGATATTAAAGAAGTTTCAGTATTGATTAAAAACTTTAAGAGAAACGACTTTACTACCGAACTTGCAGATAAAGCAAATGACTTAAAAGAAAAGAAAGGTGAGTTAAAAGAATTAGATAAAGAATTAGCTAGATTGAATGCTGACAAAGATGGTTTGGATGGTGTTATATTAGATTTAAGTAGAAACCTTACTCCTATTGACTCTAATTTGGACTTACCTACATTAGAAGAAAAAAGAAAGGGTTTGGGTGAAGATATTCAAAACAATACAACTTTAATTGGAACAAAAGAAACATTCATTAAAATATTAGAAGGAAAAATTGAAGAAATTTCACAATCAATAGATGAAAAGAAACAATTAAATGGAATTGATATAGAAGTTGTGTATTCTAACTATAAAGAATATCAAAAGAAATTAGTTGATGAAACCAAAGTATATGATACTGCAAAATTGCATGTAAGCTCTGCAGAAGAAACAATTAAAAATTTGGATAATCATAAATACGACCCAAATTGTAAGTTTTGTTGTGATAATACTTTTGTAAAAGATGCAATGAGAGTAAAAGAATTATTACCTCAATTGAAAGAAATGCTTAGAGAAGCATTGGTTGATTGTACCGGTATTCAACAAACATTAGATACAATGGAAGGTGTTGAGGAACAATATAATGAATTGACTGACTTAAAAATAAAACTTGGACAATCCAAAGGTATATTAAAAACTGCTGAGGCTGAGTTAAAAGGTTTGGAAACAAAAGAAGAATTATTACAAACTCAATTAGACAAAGTAGAAGAAGATATTGAAAAGTATTTTGAAAACGAAGAAACAATTCAAAGTAATAAAGAGTTAGAAAAACAAATCAAAGAATTAGAAGTAGAGAAAAAGAAAATTGAGTCTGACATTAAAGATATTACTAAACAAATAGCAACTACAAATGGTTCTATATCATCATTACAGACTTATATAGACAATATCAAACAAAAGATGAATGAGGTTAAGGACTTAGAGGAAAAGAACCGATTATACACCTATTATTTAGATGCTGTAAAGAGAGATGGTATTCCATATGAGTTAATTTCAAAAGCATTACCTGTTATTGAAAATGAGGTAAACAATATCCTTGCACAAGTTGTAGACTTTGGTGTTACAATGGAAATGGATGGTAAATCAATCAATGCAAAAATAGTTTACGAAGACCAAGAGTGGCCATTAGAGATGTGTAGTGGAATGGAGAAGTTCGTTAGTGGACTTGCTATTAGAGTTGCACTTATTAATGTATGTAACTTACCTCGTCCGAATTTCTTAGTAGTGGATGAAGGATTTGGTACATTGGATGCAGATAACTTATCATCTTTATTTATGATGATGCAGTATCTTAAAACTCAATTTGATTTCATTTGGGTTATTTCTCACTTAGAACAAATGAGAGATATCGTAGATGGATTGATAGAAATAAAAAAAGTAA